TGTCGATCTCGCGGCCCTCCACATCCGCCGGTTTTTGCGACCACACACCCACCAGGGCGCCGGTGGCCACGCGCATGGGGCTGTCGGCCACGGTCACGGAGCGGTCGCACAGGCGGCCGGCCAGGGTGCCCTGGTCATGGCCCCACAGGGTCGGCACGATCATGACTTTGTTGGCGGCGACGCCGGTGGTCAGGGCCTTGATGGCGGCCGTGAAGACGGCCCAGGATTCGGTCTCGGCGTCCATGGCGCGGGAGGCGGCCAGGAAAAAGAGCGGGCGCATGTACTGGGCCATGATGGCCTCGGCCTTGGCCTGCATGGCCTCCAGATCCGCGGCCGCCGCCACCGGATCGGTGACCACGATGGCCTCGACCGTGATCTGCTGCATGGCCGCGTCCACGGCCTCGTCCCAGGTGATCACGCCGTCGAGCACGAACACCGCCGCGCGAAAGTTCTGCCCGGCGTTGGCCCGGGCAGCGGCCAGCTGGGTCTTCAAGGTGCAGGCGGTCTCGCCCAGGACGTCATCCAGGTCGCTGGCCGCGTTGACCGTGACCAGCTGGCCGGTATGGGTGTCCGTGCCCTGGCCGACAAACAGGAAATAACGTTCGACTTCTTTAATCTCTCCCTGAAACAGGTTCAGGGCGTTGACCTGTACGGTTCCCAGTGTCATTGTTCGCTCCTTTTCGGTCTTATTTTAAACGGACGAAGCCATCCTCCACGGAGGCCTTCATACCCATCCGCTCGATCTCTCCCAACAGCCTTTGAATCTCTTCATTAATCTTCTTCGCACTTTCCGCCGATGGGATGCCGAGAAACGGCCGTCCGGCCGGTTTAACCTTCCAGCGCTGCGGGCCTTGCTCCTTGCCGGTGCGCATCAGGCGCAGGATCATGCCGGCCCGGCCCAGCTTCATGTTTTCACGGATCCATTTCTGCGGTACGCGCTTGAGGGCCGCGCCCTTGCCGCGTTTTTTGGCCACCCGCAGGCGGAAGCCCTCTTTGATCAGCGACCTGGCCTGGTCATGGGTGGCCGGGGCCTTGTAATTGGGCACACCGTACACCCGCCGCGCCCGGCCGGCGGTCCAGGTCTCGGCGATGCCGTGCTGGTGCTGGTAGGCGATTTTGGCGGTCATGGCGTTTTTCCAGGTTACCTCGGCGTGCAGATTGCCCTTGTGCCGGGTGGTCAGGCCCTTGCCCAGGCCCATCAACAGCTTGCGGCGTTTGCGCTTGTCCTTGCGCGGTTCCATGGCCCGGCCTTCGATGGTGCGCTGGGTGCGGATGTTGCCGCGCGCATCCAGGCGGACCTGCTTGGCGAGGCCGTTCATCAACCGGCGGCGTTTGGCCGGCGGCAGGGCCAACAGATCGAGCTGTTCGCGCAGGCGCAGGCGGCTCTTCTCATCCGACCGGATGATGATATCAGGTGCCGGCATCGGCTTCCCCGTCCAGGCCCTCCAGGGACTCGGCCACGTCGATGGGCGTCTCCGCCACGGCCCAGGTGCGGCCGTCGAAGGCGATGGGCCCGTCCTGCGTGGGTACGATCTCCAGACGCTCTTCGAACTCCACGGACAGGTCCACGTCCGCCGTGCGGTCATCGTTGAGGCTGATGTCCACCTCCGGATCGGCCAGGCCGGCATCCTCGCGGCCGCCGTCATGGTCCGCCAGCCAGGCGGAGATGACCGCCAGCAGGTGGTAGGCGTCGCCGGGATAGCGTTCGATCTGGATCACGGCGTCGTATTTGAAAACGCCCACCTCGACGCCCTGGCCCAGGTCCCGGCCCGTGGGGATCAGGATGCCCTGGTCGGCGAAAGCCAGAAACTGCTCGCGGTGCAGGCCGGTGACCTGCTGCAGGTGCTTGGAAAGGGCGGCCAGTTTTCTCATGTCAGATCAGCTCCACGTTGATGCGGTCGCGGCCCAGGAAGTCGGCCAGGGCCTGCTGGGCGTACTGGAAGAACTTGTCCTCGGTCTCCTCGGATTCCAGGGCCTCGTTTTTGGCCTCCGCGCGCCGCAGCATGGTCTTGAACTGGGGCATCAACAGGCCCTTGGCCTGGCAGAACAGCGCCCGGCGGTAGTACATGACCAGCACCGGGGTGCCGTCCAGCTCCTCGCCGGGCACCGCGTCCAGGGCCGCATAGCCCTCGGCCTGGCGGGCGGCCCGCCATTCGGCCAGTTGGCGGTTGGCCCAGGCCATGGCCAGGCGCAGGGCATCCACCACCATGGCGGTCTGGTACTCGGAGGGGATGCGGTAGAGCGCCTGGAATTCGCCCACCGTCACCGAAGGCCACCAGCCGTCATTTTGCACCGTGGTGGCCACGGCATCGTCGGTGAATCCGGAAAAACTCATGCAACGCCCGCCTTTGCGTGTGAGGGTCCACCGGGCCGCTCCGGGAGGATCGGGATCGTGCCGTCAGGCCGTCGCGACCCCCCGGAGGGCCGGTGGGGGGGTGAGGAGCCGGTCAATCGGTATCGTCCTGCCCGCCGGGCCGGGTATCCAATGGGGGCGCGGCGGGGGGCGCGGCATTTCCGGCGGCCTCCTGCCGGGCCTGCAGCTTGGCCAGTTCGCCGAGCTTGGTCTTGACCTTGGCGCCCAGGGAGAGGGCCTTTTCCAGTTGGCGGATGGCGCTGTCGACGTCGCCCAGGCGCTCATCCAGCAGGCCGCGCAGGCGGTAGTACTTGGCCCGCAGGGCGTCGGGCAGGTCCCAGGGCGTGAAGGCCACCCCGTCGGCCAGGCCGTCCACGCGCTTGAACAGGCGTGCAAAATAGGGCTCCGGACTGCGGCCGGCATCAAATTCGGCTTCGGCCCACTCCAGCACGGCATCGGCCATGAAGGTGGGCAGATCGCGCGAAAAACGCTCGCCGGGCAGGCCGGCCCCCTGGCCAACTAGAAAAAAGCCCAGTTCCAGGGCGCTGTCCATCTCGCCGGCATCCAGCAGCCACACCAGGTAGTAGCCCAGGATGTCATGCTGTTTGCCGTCCGCGCGCAGCCGGGCCACGTAGTCGCGGTACTTGGGAATCAGCAGCTCGCGCTTGACCGCGATCTTGCGTTCGATCGAATGGATCTCCTTGAGGCTCTTCAGGTCTTCGGCCAGGGCGTTGGACAACAGGGCGGCCAGCTGCTGCCGGCCGATCCGGCCGGCGGCCGGCGCGCCGATGACGGCCGTTTTCCGGGCGGCCACGGTTTCGGCCGGCGCGGTTTTTGCGGTGCGTTGGTGCTTGAGCATCAGGCTCATTTTTTTCCCCTGTCAGGTTGTTGGGTTGAAGGGGTCCGGCCTGAACAGCCAAACCCCTTATTCGTCAGGCCCAGCCTTCGCCGTCGGGCAACTTCACGTTGGCGAACTCCAGGGCCACGAACTTCTCGGGCGTTTCCACCACATAGCCCTCGTTGCGCGAGTTGTAATCCTCGACGCGGTCCTTTTCGGGCTTGTCCTTGATATTGCGGCGCCAGGTGTCGCTCTGCACGTAAATGGAAAGGTTGTCGAAGCTGGTGATGACCAGGCCCCGGCCGGGAAAATTGGAAGGGGTCAGCCAGGGCAGCCCGCCGAACAGGGTCAGGGAGGCCGTGGCCAGGGTCTTTTCCGTGGGCGTGGCCCCGATGGCGGCATAGAGCAGGCTTTTTTCCTGGCCGATCAGCTCGTCGCCGATCAAGGTCACCAGGCCGGTGCGCATGTAGCGGGGGATGCCCAGGGCCAGGTCGGCCACGGCATTGTCCAGGTTGAGGTAATCGCCTCCGGCGCCGATGTGGATCTCATCGGGGACGGCGCCTTCGGCCAGCACGTTGGCCGGCAGGTTGTCGCGCATGTACTGCATCCAGCCCTTGTTGACGTCCTGGAGCAGCGGCGCGGCGACCAGGTCCGTATCGGCGGCGGCTTCCACGCCGTACCAGCCCACCAGTTCGCGGTCGTTGGCGATGCGGCGCTGCACGTAGCGCACATAGCGGTTGTGGAAATCGGGGAACTTGGCCCAGGCGTCCATGGTGGCATAGCGCATGTAGACGTCGCTGTTGGTCTGGAAGAGCTGGTAAAGATATTTATCCAGGCCCAGCACGTCGCGCGGGGCGCGTTCGGCACCCGGCACGCTGGTGTCGGTGCGGCCGGAGACCGGACCGGAGGCGCTGCCCAGGATGTTCTCCCCGGCCATTTCATCCACGGTGATCACGTTGATCTTGGGCAAAAACTCGCTCTGCTCGACGATCTTGTCCTGCAGGCGCTGCTCGATGGAGGGCGCCACGGTGAACTGCCGGGTGACCGATTCGACCCCGTAGGCCGTGGCCAGGCGGGCGCACATCTGGTTGAACGATTTTCGGGTGGTCTCTTTCATGGGTTTTCTCCTGTAGCGATTTGATGGGTTGCGCTGCGCTCCACCCATCCTACGAATGGCAAACGGTTAATTTAAAGCAGGTCCTCGCCGCCGGCGGGTTGGGTGATCGCGGGGGTCGCGGTGCCGGGCACGGCCGCTTCCATGCGGGTTTCCAGGGCGGTGAACTTGGCGGTCAGGCCGTCCAGGGCCGCGGTCAGCGCGGCGAACTGCTGCTGCGCGCCGCCGTCGTCTCCGGCGGGCTGCGCCGGCGCCGCGGGGGCTGCCGGGGTGGCGGGCGCGGGATTCGCCGGGGCCGCCGGGGCTGCCGGCGCAACGGTCAGGGTGCTGAATTTTTCGGTCAGCTCGGCCAGGGCGTTTTTCTGGGCGTCCAGGGAGGCCATCAACTGGGTGAACTGCTGCTCTTTCATGGTGTCATCCTCATCGGTGGGGTTGTCGGGTTGACGTTTGATATGGCGCAGCAGGTCGCCGAACATCCGGACCAGGGCGCCGCCGTCGTTTTCGGCCGCTGCAAGGTTTTCGAGCCGCACGCCGCACAGCATCAGGTTGCGGTCCTGCTGCTTGCGCTTGTTGAAGCGCAGCTCGTGGGTGCCCAGGCTGGCCGGTTCGTCGGTCACCCCCAGGCCCACCAGGTAGCACTTGCCGCTGTTGGCGAAATCGGGATCCAGCTCCATGGAGGTGAACAGGGCCTGCTCGTAGCGGTTGGCATCCAGCAAAAAGGTGTTGGGCTGCAAGCGGGCGTACAGGCTGGTGACCTGGCCCTCCTTTTCGGCCTTGAGTTCCTTGACCTGGCCGTAATTGCCGTACCAGCGGCGGTGCTCCACCCAGATCATGGCCGTGTACACATCCGGGCTGTAATCCGCGGCGGCCTGATCCAGCCATTCGGGGTTGATGACGCGGCCGTCGACGGTGGGGCCGCTTTGGCCGATCTTGGTCCAGTCGGTGATGAATTTGGGCATGTTGACCTCTGGCTTGAATTGGCAATCCGCGCGGGCATCGTTTCCGTTTGCGTCCACGGTACGACGTCAGGCGGCCGGCAGGGAAGCCCAGCCGTTCCGATTTTGCCGAAATCGGAACGGAAATCCGCGACGTGACGGGCGCTCCCGCTATAGTGGGGGCCATGCAGACCTACCCGGCGGAAGTGCGCGCGGCCGCCCGCTCGTTGTACCTGCGCCGCTACAAGATCAGGGAGATCGCCGACACCATGGGCGTGGCCGCCCGGACTCTCTACCACTGGGCCGAGGCCGACGATTGGGAATCGTTGTTGTCCCACGAGACCGTGGAGGAGAGTATCAAGCACCGCCTGGTTTTGCTGGTGGACCGGGATACCAAGAGCGCGGCCGACCTGAATGAGGTGGACCGCCTGGTGGGGATCCTGGAACGGCTGGAACGCCTCAAGGGCCAGGCCCAAAAGCGCCAGGAGAGAAAGGATCCGGCCGCGGCCGAGGCCGCCGCAACGGGCGGGCCTGCAACGCGGCTGCGTCGCGGTGCCGGCAAAGGCAAAAGCAAAAGCAAGAAAAACGATGTCACTCGCATCGCCGCCGCCGATTTCGCGGAGAAGTTTCACAAGCAGTATTTCCAGTACCAGCACGACCTGCGCGCCGCCATCCAGTACCGCAACCGCAACATCCTCAAGAGCCGCCAGATCGGGGCCACCTGGTACTTTGCACAGGAGGCCTTCGAAAACGCCGTGCTGACCGGCGACAACCAGATCTTCCTGTCGGCCACCC